GGCCCCTGCGGCGTCTCCTGTCGGGGCGATGGTCGGCGTCGGGATCGGCGCGGGGGTCTCTGCCGCTGCGGGCGGCGGGGGCGGCGTGTCGGTTGCTGCGGCTGTCGTGCTGCCAGTCGTCGCGCCAGCGCGTTGGGCCGTCTCGATTGCGCGTTCAACATATCGCAGTTGCGCGTCGGTCGCCCAGCCTCCTTGCTTCGTCGTGATCGTCGAGAGGATTGCCAACGCTTTGTCAGCCGTTTCGTCGTGGCCAAGCGCGCGCAGGCGGGTTTGAATTTCCGCAAAGCGGCGGGCGGCGTCCGTGGTCGTCTCAGGGGTGTTCGTGCGCTCTTTCATGTTCTCGGTCTCCGTCTCGGCGTTCTCGAGGGTGTGTTCAATGTCGATGCCCAGCGTGGCGCAGGCGTTCAAAGTCTCGGTGCTGGTGAGCCCCGAAGCGTCGATGCCGCGGGTTTTCCGGTAGTCCTGCCAGCCGGGATGCTTGATGATCGCGCGGCGCAATATCAGGCGCTCGTCGATTGTCAGTCTTCGGTGCTCTGTCATGCTCTAGCCCTTTCTGTCGGCTGCTGAGTCAACGCTTTCCTTGTCTCATGATTCGGCCCCAGCTGTCAACGCGAATTGATAGACCGTTCTTTTTTTCGCTTTCATTCCGCTTCCGAAACATACTCCCGGCCTCTGGGCCGTGGTCCGTGATCCCCGCCCCTCCTGTCATGCTCCCGCTGTCATCTGTCAAAGGTCCCTGCGCCGCGGCGCTTTCCCGGCCCTGTCCCTGATTTTCTGCCAGCTGTCATCCGGTGCGGCTGTCATTGGTGCACGGTCCCCGGCCCTTGGTCCCTTGGCTGTCATTCATTGTCAGCTGTCAGGCGGAGGCTGGGCGTGCAGCTGTCAGGGTGGCAGCTGTCACGGGTCCCTTGCCCTGTCACGCTGTCAGGATTGCGCGCGGTTCGCGGACCCCGGTCCCCCGCCCGCGGCCCCCCGCTCGCGCGACCGCGCGTATATCACTATTTCTGCCGCTATTTTTTCAGTCGCGAAAAGTTTACTGCCGAGTTAAACTTTCTCAGGCGTTTCGGTGGCGTTACGATCTTCTCTCCCGTGGACCCCGGTCCCCGGTTCATGTACAAAGGCCCAAGGGACCCTACCCCCACCCACTGGAAAAAATGTTTCACGTGAAACATCCCTCGTCGTCCAAGTACGACTACCCCGTCCCAACCAGCGGACCTGCGATGCGTGGCTGATGGGCGGGCCGATCACGGACAAGTGACCTTTACTTATTAGGCTTTTGTAAGTATGTGAGGAGACCTGAGAGGTCCCTCATGTCTTCACTTGAGTTGCTTCCTGAAGAGGCGGCGAAGCGGTACGCGCAGCTTCTGGACCGCGCTGTTCAGATGACGAAGCAGGAAACGGCGCGCGAGAACTTCATTGATTTCGTGAAGTACGTGTGGCCGGGGTTCGTGGCCGGTCGTCACCACAAGATCGTTGCTGACAAGCTGGAGCGGGTAGCTCGCGGCGAGTTGAAGCGGCTGATTATCAATATGCCCCCGAGGCATACGAAATCGGAGTTTGCGAGCTTCCTGTTCCCGGCGTGGTTCATTGGCCGGATGCCGAATAAGAAGATCATGCAGGCGACCCATACCGCTGACTTGTCGGTAAGGTTTGGCCGCAAGGTTCGTAATCTGATGGACGGGGAGGATTACCACAGGGTCTTCCCGAACGTGAAGCTTAGGGCTGACAGCAAGGCGGCGTTTCGCTGGGAGACGGACGACGGCGGCGAGTATTACGCGGCGGGTGTCGGCTCGAACATCGCCGGTCGCGGCGCTGACTTGTTTATCGTGGACGATCCGCACTCGGAACAGGACGCCCAATCCCCGACTGCGCTGGATGCGGCGTGGGAGTGGTATATGTCGGGTCCAAGGCAGCGTTTGCAGCCGGGAGGCGCGATTGTCGTGGTTATGACGCGCTGGGGCGATAAGGATTTGACAGCCCGTCTGTTGAAGCAGATGGCGACCGATCCAAAGGCGGATCAATGGGAAGTGGTCGAGTTTCCGGCGATCTTGGACAACGGCAAGTCTTTGTGGCCGGAATACTGGAAGGTTGATGAACTGGAGAAGATCCGGGCCTCGATCTCCACGTCGAAGTGGCAGGCGCAGTATATGCAGCAGCCGACTTCTGACACGGCGGCGATCATCAAGAGGGACTGGTGGCAGATCTGGGAGCGGGAGGATGTCCCGCGTCTTCAGTACGTTATGCAGTCTTACGACACCGCGTACCTCAAAACACGGACCTCGGACTTTACGGCTATCCAGACGTGGGGCGTGTTTTATCCGAAGGAGGATGCGGGGCCGAGCATCATATTGCTGGACGCCAAGAAGGGCCGGTGGGAGTTTCCGGACCTGAAGCGGATCGCGTATGAGGAGTTTAAGTACTGGGACCCGGACACGATCCTGATCGAAGCGAAGGCGGCGGGTATGCCTCTTACGCAGGAATTGCGGCAGATGGGGATACCTGTTGTTAACTTCACGCCGGGCCGAGGCAACGACAAGCACGCCCGTGTGAACGCGGTAGCCCCGATGTTTGAGGCGGGTTTGGTGTGGAGGCCGGAGGCGTCTTGGGCGGAGGAAGTGGTCGAGGAAATCGCGGCCTTCCCGTTTGCTGACCATGATGATATGGTTGACTGTGCCACGCAGGCTTTGATGCGGTTCCGGCAGGGCGGATTCGTGACCCACCCAGAAGATTACCAGTTGGAAGAAGTTCCGCGGACCACGAACAGGGTTTACTACTGATGGCTTCTCCCTACTCCGGAATTGAACAGGCTCTTCCCAACAATCCGTCTCCCATGGACGAAGGTCCGGGGACCGAGATCGAAGTCCCCAATGAAGAGGGGATGGAGACAGAGGGCGAGGTGACGATTGAGGAAGACGAGGAGGGTGGCGCTACAGTCATATTTGGACGCGACATCGAGTCGTTGGACATATCGTCGTTGGGCTTCGGAGATAACATCGCGGAAGTTCTTGATGACGAGCAGCTTTCGTCGATCAGTAAAGAGCTATGCACGGCGATTGAGGAAGACGATGCTGGCCGTGAGGAATGGAAGAAGGCGTATGAAGAGGGCCTTACTCTCCTTGGCCTTACGTACGAAGAACGCACGGAACCGTTTAACGGTTCGACTGGCGTCGTTCATCCCCTTCTTAACGAAGCTGTGACGCAGTTTCAGGCGCAGGCTTACAAGGAGATGCTGCCAGCTGGCGGTCCTGCGCGCACGCTTGTCGTTGGTCAGGTGACTCCGGAGAAGGAGCAGCAGGCCGAGCGCGTCAAGTCGTATATGAATTATCAGATCACGGTCGAAATGGAGGAGTACGATCCCGAGTACGACCAGATGCTGTTTTATCTGGGCTATGGCGGGTCGGCCTTTAAGAAGGTTTATTACGACGGCGAGCTTCGGCGCGCTGTGTCTCCGTACGTGCTGCCGAAGGATTTGATTGTGCCGTATTCGGCGCGCGATCTTGGGACGGCGGAGCGTGTGACACACGTGCTTCGGATTTCGAAGAACAATCTTCGCAAGCAGCAGGTGTCGGGCTTCTATCGCGATGTCGAGATTCCCACCCCGACGCAGACGGAGCGGGACGAGATCGAGGAGAAGACGGATAAGATTTCCGGTGTCGAGCCTTCGGGCGAGCCGGAGGATTACCTGATCTACGAGTGTCACTGCTTCCTTGATATTCCCGGTTTTGAAGACAAGGACGAGGACGGCAATCCGACAGGCATTAGCCTGCCGTACATTGTGACGGTGGATGCGACGAGCGGAACCATTCTGGCGATCCGCCGCAACTTCCGCGAGAACGACCCGAAGAAAAAGAAGAAGCAGTATTTTGTGCACTACAAGATGCTGCCGGGTATGGGCTTCTACGGCTTCGGGCTCATTCACCTTCTGGGCAATCTTTCCCGTTCTTCGACCTCGGTCCTTCGTCAGTTGATCGACTCTGGCACGCTCGCCAACATCCCGGCGGGTTTCAAGGCGAAGGGTATGCGTATTCAGGACGCCGAGAGCCCGATCCAGCCGGGAGAGTGGCGTGACGTTGACGCTCCGGGCGGGGCGCTGCGCGAGAACCTGATGCCGCTTCCCTACAAGGAGCCGAGCGCGACGTTGATGTCGCTGCTTGGGTTCTGCGTGACGGCGGGCGAGAAGTTCATTGGTTCGTCGGACATGGGCATGGGTGACAGCAACCAAGAGTTGCCTGTCGGTACGACCATCGCGCTTTTGGAGCGTGGCAGCCGTGTGATGAGCGCGGTGCACAAGCGGATGCACTACGCGCAGAAGCAAGAGCTTCGTCTGCTGGCCGAGGTGTTCGCGGAGTATATGCCGCCGGAGTATCCGTATCAGGTCGAAGGTCAGAAGCCCACGATCAAGAAGCAGGACTTCGACGGTCGCGTTGACATCATCCCTGTCAGCGACCCGAACATCTTTAGTATGACGCAGCGTATCGCCTTGGCCCAGCAACAACTGACCTTGGCTCAGACCGCGCCGCAGATGCACAACACGTATGAGGCGTATCGCCGTATGTATACGGCGCTTGGCGTCACCGACATCAACCTGATCCTGCCGCCTCCTCCGCAGCCGCAGCCGGAAGGTCCGGCGGTCGAGAACTCGCGCGCCATGCTGGTTCCGAACGGGGCGCAGTCTTTGCGTGCCTTCCCGGAGCAGGATCATGTGGCTCACATCGACGCGCACATCGCGTTTATCAAGACGCCGCTTATTCAGGCTTCTCCGCAGGTTTATGGGATATTGCTCGGTCACGTGTTTGAGCACGTCTCGTTTGCAGCCATGCAAACGGTGCGGGCACAGATGCAGGACTTGATGCGTCCGCAGGTCGATCCGGTGAGTGGTAGGATGTTACCGCCTATCCCGCCTCCGGCTGAAATGCTGCAAGCCAGCGCCGCGAAGCTTGAGGCGGCGATGATTAATCAGATCATGGCGAGCATCGCTCCGCCTCCGGCTGACACGGCGAACAGCGCGGTTTTGGAATTGCAGAAGCGCGATCTTGATATTCGCCAGCGGGCGCTTGAGGCGAAGGAAGAGGAGTCCGTCCTCAAGCTCGATCTTGAGGAACGCAAGCTTGCCGCCAAGGAGCGGATTGACGAGGAGCGTCGTCAATCAAACGAGGACATCGCTCAGCTGCGCGCGAACGTCTCGATTGAGCGAGCCCGTCTGTCAAACGAGGGTAAGGGCGTTTAGTCATGGCTAGTCAGAACCCCTTCTTGATGAGGATTGGCGCTCGTGAGAGCGGCGGCAACTACGGCGCGCAGAGCCGCACCTCATCGGCAGGGGGCAAATATCAGTTCACGGACGCGACGTGGCTGGCGACGATCCGCCGCGCGCGGCCCGATTTGAAAGGGGCGACCGACCGGGAGCTTCTTAAACTAAAGACGGATACGAGTGACGAAGGCAAGCTCATTCAGGAGCAGGCTGCCGAGTTCTACCTTCAGAACGACGTGATCCCGACATTGACCCGTCAGGGTATCGAGCCGACGCAGGGCAACGTCTATCTGGCGTGGTTTGCTGGCCCTGCCGGGGCGGCGAAGGTTTTAAAGTCGGACCCGAACACGCCGATCCGCGACCTTCTTGGCGACAAGGTGATCGAGGCGAATAGGTCGATCAAGCTTGGGGACAAGACGTTCGATCAGTTCACCTCGTCGGACCTGACGACTTGGGCGGGCAGTAAGGGCACGGGCAGCGCGCCGTACGTCAAGGCTTCCCTTGAAGACGAGGGCGGGCAGCCCGAGACGGAGGAGACGACGGCGGACGTCTTGGATGAGACGGTCCCGGCTCAAGCTCCGGCTGGCAGGACGCGTGACATAGCTAACCTTGCTCGGTACTATCAGAGCATGGATCAATCGCGGGCTGCACCGCTTCTTGAGATTCCTAATCTTATGGCGGCGCGCCAGCAGGAGCAGGAGTCGCAACAGGGTGGAATTGCTTCACTTTTCCCCTACGGTTAGTATGTCCCCTCTTTTACGGGGGGGGACGACCGTGGAACTGATAGAGTTTATTAGATCAAACTGTATACTGAGGTCTTCATCTAATCAGCCCCTGTTTAGTCGGCTCGGCGGGAAGTTCTCGTGGGCCTTAGATCTTCGACGGGCGATTCTTGATCCTGAAATGATGTCTGAGATAGCCACGTTGTTTCTTGATAACCACAGTAACCTATCTAACTTCCAGCTGGCGGCGGTAGAGTCCTCTGGCGTTCCAATGATGGCTGCCATACAGCAAGAGGCTCTTCGTAGGGGCATAAAGCTAAATGGGTTGATTGTTCGCAAGAAGAGGAAGAAGCATCTTCAACAATCACATATCGACGGCATTTCGGATGGCAAGCCTGTCATCCTTGTTGATGACACCCTCAATAGCGGATCTTCCCTTTGCAACGCGGCAGTAAAGTTAAGAGACTGCGGGATAAAGGTTTCTCGGGCTTTTGTCGTAGTAAACTTTCACTCAAGGCAGGGCGTCAAAAAACTTATTGAAAGCGGGATTCTGTCATCCAGTCTTTTCGACTTGCAAGATATTGGTCTGGAGTTCAAAGACCCGCATGAACCTGTAACTCATTGCGACGTGTCGTGGACGTTCGCATCGCCAAAACCGAACCTTGGTTTTGCGGTTTGCAAATCAACGCCTGTTCTTTACAGGAACTCAATAATCTTTGGGTCCGACTGCGGAACCTTGTGGTGCCTCGATTCAAAGACAGGTCGGCTTAGGTGGTGGCACTCTGTCGAGGACAAGACTGGAAAGGGGATTATTTCTTCGCCTTGTCTTGTTCGAGACAGGGTATACGTCGGGACCTATACCGGCGAGCTACTTTGTCTAAACGCTGACACGGGTTCGGTTGTCTGGTCAAAGAGAGTATGCGACTGGATTGGATCGTCTACCTGCTATGCTAACGGTTTTATATATGTGGGGCTTGAGTTTAAGGGTGCGGAAAAGGGCGGGGCTCTTGCCTGTTTTGATGCTGAGACGGGGGAAAGACGTTGGGCGCATTATTTCACCAAGCTCCTTCACGGGTCTCCGGTTTTTTCTCCTTCTCGACAAATGGTCGTTCTGGGTACGAATGACGGAACGGTGTGCAGCTTTGAACACGATACTGGCAAGCTCGTGCAAGAGCTTACGGGCCTGAAGGCGGTTAAGTATCACGTTGCTATCAAGGGCGACCTTGCCGTCTTTGGGGCTTTCGACGGCAAGGTATACGTTTGGAACTATGTCACCGGAGAGGTTAAGTTCACTTATCAGACGGATGATTTGATTTATATGCGGCCCCTGATTGTGGGGGACAGGGCTTTTGTCGGCTCCTCGGATCATCAGTTAGTGGTGGTTGATCTTGAGACAAACAGCCTTGTTGCGAGCTTGGACGTGGGAGAGAAGATCCACTCGTCCCCTTCCTTTATCAACGGAATAGTGTACTTTGGCACCTCAAAGGGGGAACTTTTTGGGATTGACCCAATGACTTTGCATGTTTTGGTCAGGCTCCAGTTCCCTGAAAGACTGACGAACGAAGTCGTGACAGATGGCGATTTGCTGTTTGTCTACGGGTTTGACAATAAGATGTGGGCTGTTCGTCATGGCTAATAAATCCGTACGGAAAACTTTGAAGGTGGCTGCCGGTCTTGGAAAGGGCCGTGACAATACCATCGGTCATCTTACCACTGGCGAAATTGTTCTTCCCCTAGACTTTCAGGAGAAGTTTCCTTCTGTTGCCTCTGCCCTTCGACAGTCTTTTGAGAAAGCAGGACTGGACTTTAATCAGTTTGTCGTTGGCTCTCCTCGGAACAAGATAAACTCTAAAACCGGCATTCCCATGTTTGATGATGGTGGCGAGGGCGAGGGCGAGGGCGAGGGC